TTCATAAGCCTAAATGACCATCCCGACACTCTACGGGCTTTGCATTCATAACACTTTCCACAAGGTAAATCTATACCACTTTCTTTTTTACGGAATGGCGATATACATCTACCCATAATTAAAAGTTTGGTGTACCGAATACAGGCATTGGTCGAATTGCCTTGATTTTGTTTAACACTTGAATATACAAGTTATCTTCTGTACTTTGAACTGCAAAGATACGTGCGTCCATATCCTCTGTGTCCATCTCCAAAAATTCTTGGCTTAATGTTGGTTGCGTATTAAATATACGTCCTAAATGCCAATAATCTAACGTTGTACGGAAATCACCTGCTACCCTATTACTTAAGAATTTATATTCTGCATAACGTGGTACATATCCGAATGTGTCGGTTGCCGTATTAGTGTATGCGTACAATTCTTGATTCTGTACTTCCTGCTCTCCAATATGAGCAAAAGACGGCCAGAAAAATTCTGTTGGGTCGGTTTTAAGATAGTTTTTAGGGATTCCTTGTTGGTACGCTGTTTTTGGCATAACTGACATAATCCCAATTATATATCCGTGTTCCTCTGCATAATATTTTCCGGTGTATCCTCCGCCTACGCTAACACCGTGACCTGCCATATTGCCCTGTGGCAGTCCCGAACTTTCGCCTGTTGTATTTAATACTTCACTGATAACTACGGGTGTTTTCATACCTGTAATATATTCTGGGCGTTGTAAACGCGCGTCACTTGATTTTACGCCAAAGTGTGTAAGGATGTTTTCAATATAGCGTGTACCTCCACGTGCGTTTTTTTCCAACCATTCTTGCAATCTAAATGCACGACGTAAATCGTTGATAGTTGTTGGTTGTACTTCCAATGTTCCTTTGGGATCATATGCTAAAGGTGCTTGAGTTGCTGATATATCTCTTCCTCTGATATAACCTTCACCGACGCCTCCATCGTTAGCCTCAATGAAGTTAGTCACTGCGTCATCTCCTAATTGATCTACAAACCGTGGTGGCGTTGTTGTTAACCAATCTCCTTTTAATGTAACATCTCCTAACGGAATGTCTACTGGTGCTCCTTTTTGTGCAAATGGTAATGATGCTGTAAAATAGTCGTGTTCCCATGCGCGTTTGCGTAATGTTGCTAATTCGCCTACTACGTTAATACCATCGTTCAAATCGAAATCTACTGGTGCTACCAAATTTTCGTCACGATAATACTCGTTATAAATACACTGATAAGCAGAAAGAGGAAGAGCATTGACAAGCGCAGCAGTTGAGCCAGCAGGCGCGGGTGGAACACCCATGTAATCAAGGAATTTCTTTTGGTCATCTGTTAATGCGTCTGATACTTGAATCTGTGGAATACCTCCCGTTGGTACGTTTGTAATAAAATTTTCCCAATTGTCCCACAATATGCGGTTTGGTACAAAGAAATAGTGTACTGATACGTCTATCCTGTGCATTACTGGTGCAATAAGTGGCGCGAATCGTAGAAATACATCGCTTGCCATAGTAAATGAGTCGCCAGGTACTACCTCTGCAATACAGCAGGGCATAAGATTACCCATTTTTCCCGACATTTTTACATCGTGTGTTAAGTCAAAAACATTGCGTTTTGGCTTAGTAAGTTTGATAGAATTGAATAGATTTTTCATAATCTAATACCTCCTCTACTTACGTAATAAGTCCGACTTACTTTTGTACGGCGTCTGCCGCGTCTGCTTGATTTGTTTCTGTATGCCATAATTTTTATATTGGTTTATATATGTTTTGAAATTGTTTGTAATAACGTTGACATTTGTTTTCGGATATTTCCATAATATGAGCGATTAATAACCATTTAAAGCCTAATTCCTCTCGTAATATAGATATTGCTAATCCTTTTTTCTCTGCTATTGTTAATTGTTCTATTGTTTTCATAATCGTTTGACCCTAGCGCGCTCCGCTTGTGATTTTTTCGGGCGGTACGCACGTTGTGCGTTACGCACCACCCTTAAAAATTTGTTGCCTACCAACTACCTCCGTATCTTGATTGGTCCTGTGGTAATATGATTTTACTTTTATTATATGGTGAAGGACTATAAGGTAAATCACCTGTTATAATATTTGTTCCATCTACTAAACCTTCCCATAATTTTCTAAAATACCACGGGTCGCTTTTATTTATACCTTTTTTTGCCAGTTCTACTTCTATTTGTTTTAATTGTCCTTCCAAATTGGTATTGCTTAATATTGCTTCCATCTGTTTTAATTCCGCTTGTATCTTTTGTTTTTGTTGCGGTATCATTGTGTTTTGAAGCTGACTAGTCAAAATGCGTTGTTTGCTCTCTGCTATGTTTTGAATCGCTACGTTTTTGTCGCTAGCGCTTTTTATCTTCGCTAGTTCATAGTCGCCGAGAGTTACTGCATTTTTTATTCCTATCGCTTCATTTTCCAATTTTGCCTTTTGTAATACTGAATCTTTTAACTCTTGACTCTGTTGTAATTGGAATTGGCTTGTCGCTGTATTTTGTGCAATATTTGCTGTTTGTACATTCGTTTGATTAACTTGTGCACTTTTTAAAGCATTTTCTACTTCCTTATTTGCCGTATCTGCTAATACATTATCTGTTTGTACTTGTTGCAGTTTTAATTGTTGTGCAAATTGTTTTGCTTGTGAATATGCTTGCGGGTCTAATCTTGGTAATATTCTATCTGACCCTTCCGGCATTTTTGAGGTTGCTATAACTGATGCTGTATTATCTGCCCCTTTTCCATATACTAAATTTGGATTTAATCCTGCCTGACGTACTCTGTTCATATGTTCTTCTGGACTATTGTATTTATTTTGCATCTCCCAAAATTCAAGGTTATCCTGTTTAATACGTTTATAATCTGCTAATTGACGTTTTCTAAATAAAACGTTGTTTAATAAATCTGAACCTAAACTAAGTCCTTGTCCTACTAATTGTCCTGTTACTGGATCCATGCCTGTCTTTGTTGATGTTGTACTACCGAAATCTATTGATTGAGTTACTGGTTTTCCTGCCATTGTTTTGTTTTTCTACTGATTGGTGTCAATCAGCACTAATATATCAAGTATATATTAGTGCCCTTCGGGTTGTTGAGTTTCCTCGTTTTGTTTTTTGGCTTTGCGTTGTTGTTTTACTTCGTTTTCGAGCTCGTCGATTTTTGCTTTATTTTTCATTTTCAATTCTTGAAAATCTACAAGGTCCAATGTTTTCGGGTTAATCCCGTGTTCGCTTTCGTCTTCTGACCATATTGCTTCTTTGCTACCTGCAATCGGTAGCCCTTTTGCGTACCTATCCAAAATGGTTCGCATTGACATTGTTTGGTCTGGAATTGTTTGTGAAGGCTGTGTAAAGGTTTGCCCTTTTGCTTGGCGTTCATTTTTGTTTAGTAGGCTTATAACTTTCATATTGTTGTAAATCTTTGTTCTTTTTGTGCCTTCTTGGCTTTGTTGATACGAATTAAGTCCTCTTTCTTCATCTCCTCCAAAATTTTATCTCTTGTTTTATCCACATCTTTTGCACATTCTTGTCTCTCCATATGTTTTTGTATTCTAAATTTATCAAAATCTGAATATATTTTGTCTCTGTAATATCTTGGCATTGCTATCTTTTTACCATCTTTTAAATTGCAGTACATTCTGTCTAATATTGCATTTTCATTTAAATGCCAATTTATCATCTGTGGGGTTAAATAATTTTCACCCATTTTTTTACTCATTAATGAGAATTCTTTTTGTCTGTCATCGTTTTGATGTTTTGGTATTCTACTTTCTTTGCTTACATACTTTAATGTGTAACCTATACTACTTTCATTTACATCTCCTATATGTATTTCTCCTAGTTCCCAAGCATATTGTATTGTTTCTACATCTGCATTTAATAATATAATGTGATAGTGTGGTCTATCTGTTTTTCCGCCGTATTCACCAACGGCGTAATATTTTAATTTATTTTCGTTTCTTTTTCTTAACCTTTTCATAAATAATTGAAGGTCTCTTTTGTCTAAGTTCATAAATCCGTTTTTGGTGGTTTTTGTATACTCTGGTGCATATGTTAATGTGACAAAAAAAGCGGAGGTAGATACCTCCGCTTCTTTCATAAGCCTAAATGACCAGCCCGACACTCTACGGGCTTTGCATTCATAACACTTTCCACAAGGTAAATCTATACCACTTTCTTTTTTACGGAATGGCGATATACATCTACCCATAATTAAAAGTTTGGTGTACCGAATACAGGCATTGGTCGAATTGCCTTGATTTTGTTTAACACTTGAATATACAAGTTATCTTCTGTACTTTGAACTGCAAAGATACGTGCGTCCATATCTTCTGTGTCCATCTCCAAAAATTCTTGGCTTAGTGTTGGTTGCGTATTAAATATACGTCCTAAATGCCAATAATCTAATGTTGTACGGAAATCACCTGCTACTCGGTTACTCAAGAATTTATATTCTGCATAACGTGGTACATATCCAAAAGTATCGGTTGCTGTATTTGTGTATGCGTACAATTCCTGATTTTGTACTTCTTGCTCTCCAATATGAGCGAATGAAGGCCAGAAAAATTCTGTTGGATCGGTTTTAAGATAATTTTTTGTAATACCTTGTTGGTATGCTGTTTTTGGCATAACTGACATAATCCCAATAATATATCCGTGTTCCTCTGCATAGTATTTGCCGGTGTATCCTCCACCTACGCTAACACCGTGTCCTGCCATGTTGCCCTGTGGCAGACCCGAACTTTCTCCTGTAGTGTTTAGTACTTCACTGATAACTACTGGTGTTTTCATACCTGTGATATACTCTGGGCGTTGCAAACGTGCATCTGAGCTCTTTACTCCAAAATGTGTAAGAATGTTTTCGATGTAGCGTGTACCTCCACGCGCGTTTTTCTCCAACCACTCCTGCAGTCTAAATGCACGACGTAAATCGTTAATAGTTGTAGGTGCTACTTCCAATGTTCCTTTTGGGTCATATGCCAATGGTCCTTGTGATAATGTTGAAATAGTACCGGGATCTACACCTACTTTATTCGCATATAACGCCGAACTATTAGCATCATCTCCTAATTGGTCTACAAACGCTGGTGGTGTTGTTGTTAACCAATCCCCTTTTAATGTAACATCTCCTAACGGAATATCTACAGGTGCTCCTTTTTGTGCAAATGGTAATGACGCTGTAAAATAATCATGTTCCCATGCGCGTTTGCGTAATGTTGCTAATTCGCCTACTACGTTGATACCATCGTTCAACTCAAAGTCTACTGGTGCTACCAAATTTTCGTCACGATAATACTCGTTATAAATACACTGATAAGCAGAAAGAGGAAGAGCGTTGACAAGCGCAGCAGTTGAGCCAGTAGGCGCGGGTGGGACACCCATATAATCAAGAAATTTCTTTTGGTCATCGGTTAATGCGTCTGATACTTGAATTTGTGGAATACCTCCTGTTGGTACATTCGTAATAAAGTTTTCCCAATTGTCCCACAATATGCGGT